TTCAGGACAACCTTTTCGGGTATGATCGTTACTTTGGCCTATGCCAAAAGTACATGGATATCGTTGAAGACGAGTTCGGTGAAATGGTTGAAGACGGAGCGAGCAGGAATAAAATTAAGACCGCCTTTGCAAAGATGGCTAAGGCAAAACGGGTTAATCGTATCCTGCTAAATGCTTTCGTAGATGCAATTGCATAAAGCCCTGTACAACGGGAAATAACTGTGATATAATAGTAGTACTTGCAGTAATTATTGTAATGTAAACTTTGAGAGGTGTCCAAATTATGAAAGCAGAAATTAAACAAGCGTTTATTAAAACGTTAGGTGATAAGTATCCAGGTCGGTCTGTGTTTGATCGTGATGAATTGATCGATCATGCAAATGAAATGGGTATGCCATTTCCAGGTTTTACCATGCGATCTGAAAATCGTGTAGGTCGTGGTAAATATCAAATTCAAATGTTGTCGCTGGTTTCCAGTGCAAAACGAGTGGAGCCAGTGGAAGTGGAAAACACAGAAAACAAATTAACGCAAACGGTATTCGAACAAGTGAAGATCGAAGTTCCAGAAAAAGATAAGATGTATGTGTCATGGGGTTTCTTCCGTGACGTCAAACAAATTATTGACTCAAATACTTTCTATCCTCTCTTCATCGCTGGTCTTTCTGGTAACGGTAAGACTATGATGGTTGAACAAGCATGCGCTGAAACAAAACGCAAGTATGTTCGAGTTAACATTACTGAAGAAACTGATGAGGATGATCTCATTGGTGGATTCCGCTTGGTGAATGGTGAAACTGTCTGGTGTGATGGTCCTATTCCACAAGCAATGAAGCAAGGTGCAATTTGTTTGATTGACGAGATTGATCGTGGCTCAAACAAACTAATGTGTTTGCAAGCTGTCCTTGAGGGTAAACCACTGTACATTAAAAAGACTGGTGCCGTTGTACAACCTGCCTATGGATTCAATATTATTGCAACTGCAAACACTAAGGGTCGTGGTAGTGAAGATGGTCGATTCACCGGTGCTCGTATTCTTGACGAAGCATTCCTTGAGCGATTCGTAGCTACTATGGATCAACCTTATCCTACTACTGCAGTAGAAAAGAAAATTATTCTTAACGCAATGGAAGCCTATGGCAACCTTGATGGAGAATTTGCGGATAACCTAGTAACATGGGCTGATATTATTCGCAAAACTTATGAAGACGGTGGCGTTGATGATCTCATCTCTACTCGTCGCTTGGTTCATATTGCTCGTACTTACGGAATCTTTGGTGATCGTAAGCGTTCAATTGAACTCTGTATCTCTCGATTTGATGAAGATACACGTGTAGCTTTTATTGATCTTTATACAAAGGTTGATAGTAAGGCTATCACTTCAGATACAGTTAGTAAAGAATCTGTAGAAGAAGTTAAGAGCGACATAACACCGTTCTAATGGAAACACCTTGGAAGAGGAAACAGCACTCCCTCTTCCTGTTCTTGGTGAATTTGAGTGCTATTACGTAATGGAGTTTTATTTTATGAGCAAGCAAGCTAAACTTTTAGCCGCATTTCAATCTGGCAACGTTTTCACTGCAAAACAAATTAGTGCCTCTTTTGGCATTAAGGACGCATACTCTGCAGTCCGCAATTTGCGTGAAGCTGGTCATTGCATTTATGGCAACCCAGCAACATTGTACACAGGCGAGCAAACTACTAAGTTCCGCCTAGGTACTCCAAGCCGCCGTATGGTTGCTATTGCTAGCCGCATGGTTGGCGCAGACGTTTTCTCACGTTAATTGAGAGACTAAGACTACAAGGGAGATTGGACACCTCCCCTTGTAGTCTTTTTTATTTTTGGAGATTATATTATGAGCAATGTGTGGACTAGAGTTGTACAAGATTTAGAAACTTACGCAGAAGAAAAGCGTAAGAGTAAGAGCATAATCAAAAAAATTATTAACTTCTTTAAAGAAGGTATGTGTAACGGAGATTGTCGACAAGGTCGAGCTCCTTGTAATTGTGAGAAGAGATATGGCGCTTAAAAAAGAAGACATTGTAAAAGCCTCGCAAACAGCTACTACTGGTGGCAGAAAATTTGATGGTGGTAAACCTCAATATGGTTTACTGCCTCCGTTAGCTTTAAAAGCTACAGCAGAGATCCTTACATTTGGTGCAGAGAAGTATGAACCAGATAATTGGAAGTACGTTCCAGATTCTAAACGTCGTTACTTTGATGCGTTGCAAAGACACCTTTGGGCGTGGAAAGAAGGCGAACAAAATGACTCTGAAACGGGAAAAAATCACTTAGCTCACGCTCTGTGTTGCTTAATGTTTCTATATGAGCATGACGTTAAGTACTCTAAAGATGAAAAAAAGTAGTGTACTTTTTATCGTAAATGATATATAATATTATCTGATCTACAACATGGAATCTAAATTATGAATCTATCGAATGAAACACTTGCAGTGCTTAAGAACTTCGCTGCAATTCAACCGAATATTGTCTTTAAAACAGGAAGTGAATTAAAGACAATCGCTGAGGCTAAGAACATCGTAGCTAAAGCAACCATTACTGAATCAATTCCACAAGACTTTGGTATCTATGATTTGAATGACTTTCTGTCTTCAATGAGTCTATTCAGTAATCCATCATTTGCTTTTTCTTCCGATGGAAAAAGCGCCACAATCTCAGAGGGAAAGTCAACGATGACTTACTTCTTCTCTGACGAATCATCACTAACATTCCCACAAAAAGACGTAGCAATGCCTGCCATCGACGTGTCTTTTACGTTGACTCAGGATACGTTGAATGCTTTACGTAAAGCTACATCTTTGTTAAGCGTTAATACTATCTCAGTTGAAGACGCTGGAAGTGGAATCGTTGTAAGAGTTAAAGATCCAAAGAACTCAACTTCAAATTCATATGGCACTGAAGTAGACGGCAACAACAATGGACATAAATTTAAGTTCCATTTTGATATTGCAAACTTCAAACTCATTCCGGGCGACTACGAAGTTGGTATCTCTGGCAAACTAATCTCTCACTTCAAACATAAGACTCAACCAATTGAATATTGGATTGCATTAGAAAAGTCTTCAACATACGAGGCGTAACATGGCAAATTTAAATGTAAATGATTTAGCTGTAATGGTTAACATCATTGACTCAGCAGCCGAGCGTGGATTATTTAAAGGTACTGAATTGAAAATAGTAGGTGATCTACGTGAACGTTTAGTTGAGTTCGTCAAACAAGTAAATGAACAAAATAAGGAAGCACCAAATGAGTCTACTAGTACAGAAGCTCAGTAATCCCTCAGATCGTAAAGCAGTGTATGACGCGTTACGTGAAATTAGTAACTCAATGACGCGTATGGAAGCTGAGCGTGATCTTATCTCTGAGACATTAAAAGCAGTTAAAGATAAGTACGAACTTCCTCCAAAGTATACGCGCACCTTAGCAAAGATTTATCACAAACAAAACTTCCAGCAAGTTAAAGATGAGCAATCTGAAGTAGAGGTTTTGTATGAATCAATTACGTCGTAACTTCTTTAAAGGTTTTGGTGTACTAGGCGCAGTGGCTGCAGGCGCGGCCGCTGTAAAAGTTACTGTTGAGGAAGTTAAAAAACCTCATGAAGATATTTCTCACCTAGCGCCACCAAGCAATGCAACCACGATTAGCATTGTTGGTTCTTATGCTGAACAACCAAAACCAGAACCAGAGTTGCAAAATGGATTTTACTTTACACCTATAAATCAACAACCAACTCATCAAGTAGCTTTAACAGTTGGTAAAGATAATCGCCTTTGGATGAAAATTGGTGATGAGTGGAAAAGAGTTTCCATCGACGTTTGATTTGTGATATAATATATTTTTATTATGGAGTTTTGTGATGGATCAATTTTTGTGGGTGGAAAAGTATCGCCCTAAGTCTATAGAAGAGTGTATCCTTCCCAAGCAGTTAAAGGATACCTTTCAGCAAATAGTCGACAGCGGAGAGTTACCTAACCTAATGTTCTCTGGAACTGCAGGTCTTGGTAAAACTACAGTTGCTCGTGCTTTATGTGATCAGCTTGGTATTGATTACATTGTCATTAACGGATCTGAAGAAGGTAATATTGATACCCTTCGTACAAAGATTCGTCAGTTTGCCTCTACCGTTTCACTCGCTGGTGGTTACAAGTGTGTGATTCTCGATGAGGCTGATTATTTAAATCCTCAATCAACTCAACCTGCACTTCGTGGCTTTATCGAAGAGTTTGCAGATAACTGCAGGTTTATCCTAACCTGTAACTTTAAGAATCGTATCATTGAGCCACTTCATTCTCGTTGTGGCGTGATTGACTTTAAGTTTGATAAAAAGATGTTGGCTTCTTTATGTGGTCAATTCTTAAATAGACTTAAGTTTATTCTTACTGAAGAAAATGTTTCCTTTGAAGAAGCAGTCTTAGCTGAGTTGATTATGAAGCACGCACCTGATTGGCGTCGTGTTTTAAATGAAGCTCAACGATACAGTATTAGTGGATCTATTGACGAGGGTATTCTTGTCACACTAAACGATAAGTCTATTAAAGATCTTATGGCAGCACTTAAAGCAAAGAACTTTAAGAGTATGCGCGAGTGGGTAGTCAACAATATTGACACTGAACCTCATGCAATCTTTCGTAAGATTTATGATAACTTAAGTGATAATCTTCAACCGCAATCTATTCCGCAAGTTATTTTAATTCTTGCTGATTATCAATATAAGAATGCTTTTGTTGCAGATCACGAACTAAACGTTGTTGCTTGCATGACTGAGGTTATGGCTACAGCGGAGTGGAAATGACGTCAAGTAAAGTTTATAAGGTGAATGAATTTTGGTTCGTTGATTACATCGACGATAACTATGAACTACTACCAGCAGTAGGAGTATTTGTGAATGAGTATGAAGCGCGTGAATCTGCACAGGCTTGGAATAAGATCAAAGCTGTGGAGAGTATGGGCGAAAGCATTAGGTGAGAAATCTGGTGCAACGGATGCTGAGTCTGATAGAATCGCTATCATTAGGACTCTTATTGTTCTGTGCTATGTTATTACAAATATCTTTATTGTTGCTGGTGTTATAAGGCATTGGTGATATGAATCCATTTGATTATGTAAATGCAATATGTGATACCAAACAAAATTTAATTATAGATGATATAAGTGAAAAATCTTATAACCCATTTATGATTAATAGAACGCTATCGTATCATTATGATACAGTTTTGTTAGCCAATGAGATGAATCTTCGAGCTCATCTTGATAAAAAGCTTCAAAACGACTTTCTTATAAATACAGTTAGGAAGAAGAGAAGGTTCGCCAAATGGATGAAACCACTATCTTCCGATGATTTGGAAGTCGTCAAGGAGTATTATGGCTATAGCAATGAAAAAGCTCGACAAGCTCTGCCTTTACTCAATGACGAACAAATGGGACAATTGAGACAAAGGATTTTCAAAGGTGGAAAATAACGAAAAGAGCGTCGAGTGGACACCAGCAAGCATGCTGGAAGTTACACTAAACGAGCCAGATGACTTTCTTAAAGTAAGAGAAACGCTGACACGCATTGGTGTAGCATCTCGTAAAGATAAGAAGCTATATCAGTCTTGCCATATACTACATAAGCAAGGTAGATATTTCATCGTGCATTTTAAAGAACTATTTGTGTTGGATGGAAAACCTTCAACCATCACAGAGAACGACATTCAAAGACGTAACACTATAGCGGTGCTACTGTCAGATTGGGGATTGCTCAGTATAAATAACATGGAGCAATCTAAAGATCGTGCTCCTCTAAGACAGATCAAAGTATTGTCATTTAGAGAGCGTGATGAGTGGGAACTATGTCCTAAGTACAACATAGGAAACACGCGGAAAGAATTTTAATCACGTAATTATACTATTTTAATAAGTTTAATTAGGCACTTGTCAGTCTAAAGATGATAAGTATCTATGTGCAACTAGCACAATAACTTAGGAGAATAATCATGTGGACAAAACCAACAGCAACTGAAATGCGTTTTGGATTCGAAGTCACAATGTACGTGATGAATAAGTAATTCTTAATCCCTCAGGGATGGGAACTGGCTTTGACGGTGTGCCAGTCAAGAAACACCTCTTCATATGCCTTATGGATATGAAACAATTTAATTAACTTAACTCGCTTAACAAGGAGCTATTATGAACACATTAGTAAAACAATTTTTTGACAAACCTTTCGACATGGTAAATCTAGGCAAAGACTTTGACAAGTTCTTCGTTGGTTTTGATGAGCAATTCAATCAACTAGCTAAGATGTCACAGGACATTGCAAAAACAATTCCTAACTATCCTCCATGCAACATTCGTAAAGTAGCAGATAACAAATACGTTATCGAAGTTGCTCTTGCTGGATTCTCTAACTCAGACGTTGAAGTTACTATTGATGGTAATAAACTTACTATCGCTGGTAAGACTGAAGACGACACTGATAACTTTTTATTCAAAGGCATCGCTAATCGTGCGTTCACACGTACATTCGCTCTAGCAGATAAGATTGAAGTTGAATCTGCAGAGATGGTTAACGGTATGCTTAAGATTGCTCTCGACAAAATGGTTGAAGTAGCAAGCGTTAAAAAAATCGAAGTAAAAGGTGAAGGAAAGAAATCTTCTAAAAAAGAATTCTTAGCTGAGGAGAAATAAATGAAAAAATTTCTCCGTTCATTTTACGTTATAATGAAGGGATTTGGATACTCACGCGCCGCGGCTGAAAGAGCTCGTATGGGAGACCATAAGGGAGCAATAAAGCTGATGGAGGAGTACTCAAGATGCAAGTAACTTCTTGGGTTCCAATGACAGATGATGACTGGGATTGGGTAAACGGAAAAACACCGGCACAACCAAAGTCATAATAATTTAGGGGGAGTTTAGGCTCTCCCTAAATACTTGTATGAATGATAAACTAAAAAAAGCTCTTATAGTTTTAGGACCAGTCTTACTTCAAGATTGGATCGTTCAAGCAAGTATGTTTGATAATCATATATTAGTTTATATGTTTAATGAAGTTAATGGAAAGTTTCATATGCAATGCGTTAATAGTGACTATGAAGCTAACCTGTTTATAGAATACGTTATAGAAAAAAATGGTGAAATATGATTAAGTGCTTTCAATTAATAAACGGCCAAGACGTCATGGGTGAAGTTACTGAGCAAGACTCTGCATGGAGTATTAAAGACCCAGCTGCTATTCACTTAGTGCCTCAACAAAATGGTCAATCATTTGGCGTTGCATTAATGCCATTTATCCCGTATGCAGAATTCAATAGGATTACTTTACACAAAGATAAAGTGATGTTAGAGTATGATCCTAGCGCAGATCTGCGAAACAATTATAGTCGTATGTTTGGAAGTGGAATCGAAATAGCTAATGTTATGCCAAAATAACCTGTACAACGGGATAATTTTGTGGTATAATATTAATTATGGAATTCTATACAAATCTTAGCCGTTACGGCAACAATATTCTATATCGTGGGTGGAAAGATGGAAAACGGATGTCCGTTAAAGTTCCATTCTCACCTACGCTATACGTCCCAGTCGAAAAACCGACAGCATTCAAATCTCTCGATGGTAAGTACGTAGAACCTTGCAAATTGGAAACAATGCGCGAGGCAAAAGAATTCATCGAAAGATACAAGGATGTTTCTAACTTTGAGATCTATGGCAACACCAATTACGTAGCACAATACGTCGGTGAACATTGGCCTAATGATATTCCTTTCGATGCAAACCTCATTAACGTAACTAACATCGATATTGAGGTACAATCTGACGAGGGTTTCCCTGAGCCCGATGAAGCCAAGTATCCTATCATCTCAATCGCACTTAAGTCTAACGTTGACAACACTTTCTATGTGTGGGGTCTTGGTGATTACGATGTAAGTAAATCTATTATGCAAACTAATCGAGTAGTGTACGTTAAGTGTGCTACCGAGAACGAGTTGCTACGTAGATTCTTAGCTCATTGGAATACACCTACACATATGCCGGATGTTATCACCGGTTGGAATATGCGTACCTTTGATATTCCATACATCATCAATCGTTGCCGTCGTATCTTTGACGACGATAAGCACCTTCTACTTTCACCTTGGGGTAAGGTTGAAGAAAAGCAAGTTACGATGATGAAGAAACAAGTTCAAATGTATGACATCATGGGTGTTTCTCAGATTGATTACCTTGACTTGTTTAAAAAGTTTGGATACACTTATGGTGCTCAAGAATCTTATCGTCTTGATCACATCGCATATGTTGTGCTTGGTGAACGTAAACTTGCCTATGATGGTAACTTACATAGTCTATACACAACTGATCATCAAAAGTTTATTGACTACAACATTCGTGACGTAGACCTTGTTGATCGCATCGATGATAAAACCGGTTTGATGTCTCTATGCTTTACGATTGCGTATAAAGCCGGTGTTAACTATAACGATACATTTGGTACAACTGGTATTTGGGATACTCTCATCTATCGCTACCTTCTAAAGCAAAACATTATTGTACCACCTAACAAAGAATCGTTTAAATCTGATTACGCTGGTGGCTACGTTAAAGAACCTCAGTGCGGTGTGCATGATTGGGTTGCATCCTTTGACGTTAACTCACTTTATCCTAACATTATTGTTCAGTGGAACATGAGTCCCGAAACAATTATGAAAGGCCGCGCTGATACGCGAGTAAGTCCTGATTCTATCCTTGAAGGATATAAACCAGAGATCAATGAAAACGCTGGCGTATGTGGCTCAGGTCAAATGTTCTCTAATGAGAAGCAAGGATTCATGCCTAAGATCATTGAAGAAATGTATGATGAACGTGTTGCTATTAAGAAGATGATGATCTCTTCCAAGAAAGAATTGGAAGTTGCAGATAAATCTAATAAGCAAGAAGTTTATCGTATTGAACGTGATATCGCGCGGTATGAAAACCAACAAACAGCGATTAAGATTCTTTTGAACTCGCTTTATGGTGCGTTAGGTAATAAGTACTTCCGTTACTTCACAATGGAAATTGCAGAAGGTATTACTCTGTCAGGCCAAATGATTATTCGTTGGGCTGAGAAAGCTATGAATGATTACCTTAATAAAGCTCTTAAGAACGAGAAGGTAAAAGACTATGTCATTGCTATTGATACTGATTCTGTTTATGTTAATCTTGGCCAGATTGTTAAGGCAACGAAAATAACCGACAAGAAAAAGATCACCGACTTCTTGGATAAACTATGCGGTGATTCTCTAGAAAAAGTTTTAGACAAAGCTTTTGAAGATATAACTAAATCTTTGAATTGTCATAAGAAACGTTTAAGTATGAAACGAGAAGCTATCGCTGATCGTGCTATCTGGGTTGCTAAAAAGCGATACATCCTAAACGTTCTTGATAACGAAGGAGTTCGATATGCAAAACCAAAACTCAAGATCATGGGTATCGAGGCGATCAAGTCCTCAACACCGAGCACGTGTCGCGAGGCTTTTGAAGAGTTGTTTAATGTGCTCATCAGCGGTACGGAAGTTGAAACTCAGGCTTTTATTCGTGATTATAGAACAAAATTTGAAACACTCCCGCCAGAAGAAAAGGCTTTCCCTCGCTCGGTTTCGTCGGTCAAAGAGTATGTAGATAGAGATACAATCTATAAGAAGGGTACACCAATTAATTCAAGAGCTGCTATCCTTTACAATAACATGCTCAAGAAGTATGGATTGAAAACTTATTCGCCTATTAAAGACGGTGAAAAGATTAAGTACATTCACTTGTATCCTAACAATCCTATGAAAGAAAACGTAATCGCTTTCATAGATGTATTACCACCTGAGTTTAAACTACATCAGTTTGTAGATAATGATACTCAGTTTGAAAAGGCTTTCCTTGAACCAGCTAAAGGAATTATAGAAGCTATTGGATGGAAGGCAGAACCAGTCGCAACTTTAGAGGATTTTTTCCAATGACACCTGACGCCTATGACTTACTTAAGCAAGGATTATTTTTGTGGCAGCAAAACGCGTTAAACCATAACGATGCTTCAGAGATTAAGAAAAAAACATTTGATATTCCTTTGAGTATTAAAGGACCAGTCGATGTTGGTTATTGGCAAGTTACTAATGTTTACTACGATAAACATCATGGAATTGTTTTTGAAGCGCAAGTTAAACCATATACATCTAATGAATGATGTGTTATAATATTAATTATTTGGAGAAGTATAATGAGTAAAAATTGGGTACAAGATATCTCTGATATGCATACCAAGTTTGGTGTAAATGCTAAACTTCGTGAAATGGATAGAGATAAACTAGAAGCATTCCTTAAGTTTCGTATTGACTTCCTTGAGGAAGAACTTGATGAAATGCGTAAAGCTGTAGTTGATTATCAAGCCGGAAGAATTTCTGGATCACAAGCAGCTGATGATACTGTTGACGCATTGATTGATTTATGCGTTGTTGCTATTGGAACGCTTAATGGTTTTGATGTTGATGCATACGAAGCTTGGAACAGAGTTCATAATGCTAACATGGCTAAAGAAGTTGGAATCAAAGCTTCTCGTCCTAATCCACTTGGTTTACCAGACTTAATTAAACCTGAAGGTTGGACTGCACCACAGCACGCTGATAACGTAGGTATGTTGAATAAAGTATATGGCTAAATCAATTTCAATTGGACAAACTAGAGTTAATCCTAAAACCTTTATGACTGAAGTGTGGGATGGAACTAGATGGGATAGCGGATTGAGCACTATAACTAATACTACTGGTACTTACACAATTGCTCCTAACGGCATGAATTCTATGACAGTTAGCTCTAGGCCAACGATCTCTCCAACTGAGCGTGAGTTGATCTTTGACTTCTTAAAAGAAAACATGCGTGTTGCAGAGTACGTAGATGAAAAAGGTAAAATCTCTACTGTACAATTAGAGATGAGAGCTGGTCCTGGATTTGTGTGGGAAAATATTAAACGAGTAAAAGCAACTAACACTTTATGAAATATTCTTTGACGGCGTTTGAGTCTATTTTTGATAATAAGACTCATCGCCAAATACATCATGATAGTTGGGAATCATTTGAAGCTATGCTTTATAAGATGGCTTCAGTCTCAGGCTATAAACTAAAGAAGGGCGAGCGCAAAGCACCGAAAGGTCTTAAGGCTTCGCCCTTAATTACTCCTGCAGTTTATGGTGAAGGTAAAACACGGGCTAATGATAATGTGATTGAGTGGGCTGGTTGGGCTGCTATTGACGTAGATGATCATAAGTTCGAAGGTAATTTAAAGGAAGAACTTTATGCTAAGTACGGCAATTATTATTACATTTGTTATTCTACTTCTAGTAGCACGAGCGATCATCCAAAGTTTCGCCTTGTATTCCCACTTGA